TCATCCTCATCCTTAGCGTCATCACTAGCTTCTACGATTTCTTCGTCTTGAACTTGTTCGTCTTCAACGAGCTCCTCGGTAGTAAGCTCTTCAGTTTCTGATACGTCTTCGACTAAATCATTTTTCATTTCGTCATTAGACATAATTTATTCTCCTATTAAGAATTTACAAGTTTAGAGAGGAAATTCTTAAAAGCTTTAATCTCAATATCCGATGAACGCATACCTCGAGCTTCTTTTATTTCAGTCTCAATTTTTTCAACTTCTTGTGGGCAAAGTACACCATTATTCCATACCCAATCAACACCTTCCATAATTCCATTGACAAATGCCTCTGGAGCTGAAGGGTCTTGAACGATATCTACTGTAGACAACATAAAGTCATCTTTCACATACATAGCGCCATTCTTTTGCACAAGACTTCCCATACCACGACTTGATACACCAAGCTTAACTCCGCCTTCTAACAAACCAGTTACGATATTGCCCATAGGGGTATTAAGGATTGATGCTTTTCCTATAACATTACTTCCGTCAAACTTGAGTTCGGTAATCTTATGTGAAACTTTATCTAAGTTAATGGAAGGACCTTCAGGGTGGTTTAATTCCCCAACAGCTCTTCCAGTACTTACTTGTTCTTTTACGTATTTGTTAACAGCATTTTCTAAAATAGATCTCTCATAGATACGACCATTTCTATTTTTAGCGTCAGCTTGCATAAAAACACCCTCAATTACGAGAGTCTTTTTGCCATTAACTTTTTCTTCAATAACCTCTAGGTTACTGTCGTTATATTCTGCTATAAGTTTCATTTACTTATTTCCTATTGCTCCACTTTGGAGCTTTGTCTGTCTTGTAATGTTGATGCTACTTCAATCTTTTTAGCATCCATTGCAGCAGTCAACTTGTCAGCCATAATGCTATTAAATTCTTTAGCAGCTTGAACGTTGTCCCCGCCTTTTACATTATCAATCAAATCTGTAATACTCATTATTCTTTTTCCTTTGTATATATTTATAATAATTTAATCTTCAAGATCGTCATCTTCATCTTCGATTTCGCCAGAAGCTCTTTCAGCATCTATTTGCTTTTTAATCGCGATGATTTCATCATCAGACTGTCTTAAAACTGTTTTACGGATCCATTCATTAGAAACATACTTTCCAACGTATTCGTCCATTTGTGATAGCATTTCAAATCTTTCTCTTAAAATTTCAGCTTCTTTTAATTCACTAAAATAATTATCTTCAATAAAATCAAATGCTATATCTTCTTTAAACTTAGCCCAATCTTCTTTAGTTACAATACCCTTTAATAAACATTGTGTTCTGAGTAATTGTAAAAATAGATCACTAAATCTTTTTCTTAATCTATCTAAGAATTTCTTAAATTTAACTTCATCTCTAGAGATCTCTGTGGATCTACCTAAGTTAAAACCAGACTCTTGTTCTAAACGATTAGCAGGAACGTTGAGCGACTTGTAGAGTTTCTTTTGGAAGTATATGATGTCGTCAATCTGTCCGAGATTTTCTCCTCCTGGGAGGGTCGAAATTTCTGTACCCCGACCACCTTCTCTACGCGGTAGGAAGAAGTCTTCAAGCATCGACATATGTTTACGGTCATCTTTAATATCTCCGGTACTAGCATCATAGACCAATTTATTTCTATATTGACCCATAATATTCTTCAAATATTCTTCAGCTTTACCTTTAGGGAGGTTACCTACGTCAATATAGAAGATACGTCTTTCTGGTGCTCTTGATATTCTATAGATTACCAATGAGTCTTCCATCATTCTTAACTGATTCGTCGGTTTGATAGCTTTCTGTAAGTGAGATAAAATTCTTTTACGTGATGGATCTAACATACCCGAAGTACAATACGCAATTGAATCGGGGTGAATTTTTAATCCCTGGCTATTTCCAACCATATTTCCATCTTGAAATAAGAAGTACTCTTCTGACTTCTTAATTATATTGGCTCCAGTCTTAGGATCCTTTTCTTCTTGGATCTCTTTAATCTTTCTAAGCTTAGTTGGATCAATATATCTTAATTCTTGTATACCTTTTTTTGGGTTTGCGTTATCAATAATAACATGATATGGTAATCTACCATCAACATACCATTTTCTAAATATATCATGAGAGTATGCATTAAAATGTAATAAGGATATTACGTTTTCAAACTCTTCTTTAATAGCACCTTTAATCTTATCCGATGCCTTTAGTTCATCCATAATAATTTCAATAGGTGCTGATCTATTATCACCTACAATCGCTTCATTTACAATATCTTCGATTGCTGCGTCGCATTCTGGATGTGATGCAATGTCCCTATACTTTAAAATAAGGTCAACTTCGTTTTTAGCCGAGTCACCATCAATATCAACGTACTGGCCAAAGTGACCACCGCTGTTAATGACTCCTACGCCATCTTCGTCTGTATTGGGAACAAAAGAGGGAAGATCGGGTTCCTTTCCGCCTTTTCTATTGATCTCAAAACCAAAAAGTTCTGCCATTTTTATTCTACCTCAATATTATCGGAGGGGAGTTAGTCTCCCCTCGTCTAATATTATTTATAACCTTTTAAGAAGTGGTACCAGACTCCCAATACTGAACTTGTAGCTCAACAGTAAATTCTTCAATCTGGTTTTCATTATCGTATGAAAGTTCGATTGTAGAAAGATTTGTTGGAAAACAACCTCTCATATCGTAAGTCTTAGTTACATCACCTTGCTTATTTAGCTGCTCAACAATAATATCGGCCATGTAATCTGTTGGATTACTTGCTCCAGTATTATTATTGTGTTCGCTGATACCATTCATCCATCTTTCGAAAGCGTTTCGTACTTCGAAACCAGTATCATTGATTATAGTCAATGTAACGGGTTCAAAAGTCCTATCACCAGCGAGTTGTAGTTGTCTGCCTCTGAATAATACAGGTACAGGAGCTACTACTGATGAAGGAAATTGCGCGCCTTTAATCATGAAAGAAGAAAGTTCAACATCGCCTTGAGCATAAGCAGGGAAGTTACATGTTACTTTGAACATGTTAGAACGTGCTCCACCACCTACTAGCTTGGATTTAAAATCATCTACGCCTAAAATTGCCATTTTTCTTCTCCTAATTAACTACCGGCGATTTCTGAGAAATCAACTCCGGTTCGTGTTGCAATAAAGTTAAGTGTTATGAAGTTAATAGATCTTGAAGGCTTGATAAAGATATCAGCAACAAATCTATTAGCGTCAATTACTTGACCAGTGTTATTTGTAGTATCACAAATGACTCTAAAGTCTGTCATACCACGTCTACCTTTAACGTCTCTCATAAATGGTTCAAGCATATTTCTAAACTGAGCTCTTGTAAATTCGTCGTTGAATTCAAAGAGTTGAGCTTTAGCTGCAGTAGCAACTGCCTTTTCCAATACGATAAACAGTCTTCGTACATTGATTCTATCAAATGCACTAGGCTTGCTTAATAGTGTCTTATCACCAAATAGCATTGTACCTTGTCCAGGGAAAGAAACGAGAGGATTAACTCTTGCTTTATAGAGAGTATCTCTATCAGCTTTCTTAGGATTGTAAGCTAGTTTAGTAACTCCGAAAAGTTGACCTCTATTAACACCAGCTGGAGAGAACCAAGCATCAGCAACATCGTCTGTGTTGGCACAAAGACCAGCACAAAGACCAGAAGCTCCTAACCAACGGTATACATCATTATACTTATCGTATACGTATACAGCGCCAGAATCAGTAGCTGCATATGAAGTTGAAGCAAGAGTATCAGCCCATTCTTTAACATCAGCAGCAGGAGTATCGGTTCCAACTGAGTCATCGATTGGAGGAGATACAAATGCCATACAGTCTTTTCTATCATTACAGATAGCAATAAGCTTATCAGCAATTTCTTTAGCGCCATTAACATCAGGATATGCAAACAATAGGTTAACATCAATCGTTTCAGCATCAGCTAATAGATCAAATCCATTACCAATTTCGCCAGTTGTTGGTGTGTTATCATCAATACCACCAGCCATTGTAGCTGAAATAACTGCAGTTCCAGTTACATAAGCTGTAGCTGGAGCTTGACCAGCAAGAGATTCACCAGCATCGGTTAGTGNGCCAGGATGACCTGTCCAATATACATACTTTGATGTTCTATTAATTACTTCTTTGTAGTAGTTACTTTGTCCATCTGACTTTTTAGAGTCTGAAGCTTGAGATAAGTATTGGAATGCTTCCAAAACAGTACCTGCAGTACCAGACCATGTGCCATCTATATCAACAACAGCAACGTGTAATTCGTCGTTTGTATGTCCTAAAAGAGCTGCAGAATCAGATGTTCCTGGAGCGCCATCAAAGCTTGAAGCTTGAACAAACGCNNCAAACGCTGTTGCATTGGCTGGACATATAACTACTTTAAGCGAGTTACCCAGTTTACCTGGATACTTAGCTATAAAGCTACCATCATGAGTTAGTTCGTCATAATGATCTTCGTTTTTGACTAGTTTAGCAGTACCGTCGGTCGCGTTTAAGTGACCTGATTCTACTCGTACTACTTTAAGAGCGTTACCATACTTTAGGAATGATGCTGCTGTTAAAAAGTACTTAAATGTATCGGAATCTGGTGTTCCAAAGATGCTAGCTAATTCTGTTTCTGAACTAACCGTGCGAACTTCTTCGACTGGACCCCAATTAAAAGACCCTGCGAATCCACCAATACTGGTTGATACTGCAGGTATTACGCCCGATGCGTCAATTTCCTTGACTTGGACGCCTGGTGATACTTGAAATGCCATTGTTGTGTCCTCTCAAATTGAGTTTATTTATAAGTTTTCATAATACGGTTATATTCAATCAGTATTATTTATATAAATAATGATTCTAAGATTATTTATACTAAGCGTCTATTAAGTGGATCTCGTTCATATTCAGCTTCAAACCAAACATTACCTTCTCCATCTCCTACGCCTTGTACGTGATGATCACTACCGTCACTAATAATGCCAAAGGGTAACATATCATCTTGAATAGCTTTTAGCTGCTCGCGATATAATAAGTTTTTCATATCAATATTAGTCAATCCTTGGAATATATCTGTTGTTGTAAACCAAGCAAACATTACTAAGTTCATAACTAAATCATCGTGGTTAGGAGCCTGTGCTTCAAAAGAATTACCTCGAGCAACGAATGTACACATTTCATTAATAGTCTCTGCATCAATAACGTGCAGCTTCTTTTGACCAATTAAGTCTTTTAATGTTGAACAACCAATTCTTTTTACTCTTCGAGTCATAGTAGCACCAATCGAGTTGGCCTTTACTTGTGATTCAACAAACATATTTTCGTATTCTAAATCGTAATATAGTCCATTACAAACTACAGCACCTTGATCATTTGATTCAACAATAATATAAGCTTCGTTATATATCATAGCGTATTTATAGCATACGTCTGGTAATAGCATTGGCGATATATTATTATCTCTAAACACCATTACTTGTTTAAACGGATTAACTGAAGTATCGATTATATTAAACGTACTATAATCCTGCCCACGGCCTTTAGATACATCAACAGTCATTATATAATTATGACCTTCTTTTGGCTTCTCATACATAAACAGATTTTCATTAAATGTCATCGGTCTTTGAGATTTTTGAGCTAAAAGATCTCCAGCATCAATTAATGTATTACCACGTCCATGGAAGTTGTTACCAAATTCCTGATCAAACTGTAATTCAGAAGTGTTAGCAATTGTTTGAGCTTTCCAAGCATCGTCTCTTCCTGGAACATCCCACCAATCAACTCTAAACGCCTTATACTCATTCGTATATGTAGTAGCACCTTCCCAGATTCTGTGATAAACATTACCAATACCATTAGCTGTTGAGGTGATAATAACCTTTGTATCTTTACCAGATGAAACTACAGGATACGTTGATGTATAGAACTGTGCGTCATTTTCAACAAAAGCAAACTCGTCTAAGAACAATAAGTTAATAGATAAACCACGAATAGAACTACCTGAAGTTGCAGAAGCAATAAGTTTTGAGTTGTTTGAAAATTCGATAGAACCTTTATTTAACGCTTTACACCCAGGTTGTAAAAAGAAGGGTAGGTTCTCTAACATAAGAGTAACACGAGCTAACATTTCTCTAGCTGTAGCACCTTTGTTTGCTAATATAGCAATAGTTTTTTCT